TATTGTTACACCATCGGTAATCGTTCCGCCTTCTAATAACACTCTAGACGCAGTAATTTGTCCTCCAGATTTTAATCGTAGTTCTTCGTCTGCAGATTTTATTTCTTCAGTATTTACAACAAATCCGGCAATAGAAGCAGATACAAATTTAGCAAATCCTTGATCTGATATTGATGATGATGCATTTGATTCGTTTGCTGGAGATCCGCCTATTGTAGCAGGAGTTAAAATACTATTAGCAGAAACTGATCCAAGTATAGAAACATTATCTGTAATTGTTCCTCCTTCGATTAAAATTCTTGATGCTGTTATATCTCCTGTTGTTTGTATATGATATCCAGAAGAAGATATTTCTAATTCTCCATTTCCGCCTTGTATAAATTGTGAAGATGAATCTCCTAGAAAAAATGTTTGAGTTCTAATATCTAAAATACTAGGATCGGTTCTATATTTAAAGAAATTATTTGAATCTGCAACTAATTCTAGTCCTACACCATTATATGTTGTTTCTGTTTGTAATGGTAATGCAGATCCTGAAAATAATAAAAATCCGCCTCCAGAGCCTGTAGCTTGATTAAATCCTTCGTATCCTAATGATCTGATATATCCGGTGTTTTTAAGTCCTACTATTTCAACTCCTGAATTTAAAGAATCTGCAACTGTTAATGATCCAGTTAACATTGAAAAATCACCATCGATATATCTGTTACCTCCATCAAATGGTTTATTTCCTATAAAACTAACTGTTTTACTTTTAGAGCCTAATATATTATAATATTCTAATTTAAATGATAATTGATTTCCATTTTTATGATGATTTGGTATCAATGTTCGTAGTCTAGTATAATTTTCTGTAAATCCAAAATCTGAATTTGATAATGTTTGTACTTCAGATAACTGCCATTTTCCGTTTTCAATTACAAATAATACTGATCCATGGCCATCTTGATCTGCTTCAAATATAAAATTTACATCATCATATCGTTTGTTTGTTTCTGTAGTTACAACTTCTCCAATTTTTTTACCTATATTTATAGGTAGTTCTAAATTTAAAGGATCTGTTCCATCAAAATTAAATGATGATCCTGATAGATATATTGAAACTTTAGAATCTTGTCCTGGAATAAGTTGTGTTGCAATTGCATCAAATTGTATTTTATATTGTGAATCTTTTACAAAAACTCCTGCAATAGAATCAATTGATTTAACTATATGTACACTTGTTGGTAATGATATATCGACTGAACTAGTAACTACTAATGCATTATTTAATGAACTCGTTGACCAAAGCAATGTTGGAGCAGTAACTTCAGTTTTATCTAAAAATGTTTTTCCTTCCCAATATTCATTAATAATACTTTGTGAAGTAAAAAATCCTATAGATATATCAGGCAAATCAGATCCAGTTGCATCGACAAATATTTCTGTTGGTGTTAAGTCAATATCATTAATTAATTCATAATCTCCAATTGTACCATCATTACTAGCATATAATTTTAATCTTGAAACATCTCCTGATTGAGGATCTAAGTTTTTAACTTGCATTAATGCAAATGATTGAGAATTTTGTGTTGGAGTAAATTCTGGAGATACATTATATTCAATTGAATATGCAGAATTATCAAATTCATTATATTTTTGTATAGATAAACTTTGACTTGTTAAAAATGTAAATGGTGTTTCTAATGTTAATGTTGTATCATTTAATACTTTTAATATTTTTGAAGTGTATACAGGAGTCGAATCTGGTATAAAGTTTGGGGTAGGTCTAGGATTTGTAGGATTTGTAACAGTTAAAGTACCATTTTTCATGTCTCCGGTAAATTGTCCACCGGTTATTATAATTTTTGGATTATTATTATGTTCTATGTACTTAACAGTTCCTATATCATATGTTGTTGTCTGTAAGCTTCCAGAATAGGATCTATCTAATTGTACAGAAATTTGTTCTTCTATTGTTACGGTAGGCTCGTTTGTAAATATAATTTCACTACTATTTTGTACTGTAGGAGCAACAGGAACAGATTTGGACCATGTTGCATTAATACGTTTTTGAAATTCAAATGGAACAAAATTTCCGTTTATTTGAAATATTTCAGTTCCTAATGTTATTATTGCATCTCCTTCTGGAGTATCAGGATATACATAAAATACTATAACTCTAGATCCATCGTCTTCTAAATAATTAAGTATTTCATTGTATATAGGATTTCCATTAGCATCATCAATTTGAACTTCAATAAATGCTCCAGGCACTAATGAATTTTGATTTCCTTGTAACTTTATTATATTTTTTCCTGCAGTTAATCTTGTAGGAAATTCAGTTATTCGAAATATATCTGGAGATGTATCTGATGTATCAGTAAAAAATACTAATCTGTCAGATAAATTAGGATTATTTAATCTTCGTTTTCTTGGCATTTTCGTACATACTTCTTTTTTAATAAATATTAAGTATGTAGAATCTGGCTAAAATTTTCTATTTTATTTACTTCAATTAAATTGTCTACCATATCTCTCATGGATTCAACGTGAGATATAATAATAGAAAAGTCAAATTTTGTTCTAAAATATTCAAATAAGTTAGTAACGGCAGAAATATGTTCTCTATCTAAACTACCCCATCCTTCGTCAATAGCTATAAAGTTTGGTCTTGGTAATGCAGACACATTAATTAATGCTACACGAATTGCTAGAGATGATATAAATCTTTCCATTCCAGATGTTAATTCTAATGACCAAAAATTATCTTCATCGTATATAATATAACCATTAATATTTTTACCATCTGTATTTAATACCATATTAAAATCTACTACTTGATTTAAAACATTATTTATTTCAGTTTCAATTTTAGGCAATGCTTTTTTAATTAGTTCATATGGAACACCATCTCGCTTTACTGAGTGTAAATAATATTCATATGCTTTATATTCTGTTTCTAATTGTTTATATGTATCTAATTGCTCTAAAGCTGTTTTCTTTTTTGTTTTAGCAACTTCAATTTCACCATGATTTGATTTAATCTTATTTGTTATATTTTTTATTAATTCAGTAGTTTCTAATATAAGTTTCTTTTTAGAATCTATTTTTGTATCTATAGATTCATTAAATATAATTGCAGATTCATTCTTTTTAAATAATTCTTGTCTTTCAGCATTTGTTTCTAACTCAGATTCTTTTGTTTGTATATCACTTTCTAATATTTGTAATTGTAATTCCAATTTTTCAATTGAATTTTTTAAATTTATTTTTTCTTGATATTCATGAATTGACGAATTTAACCTATCGATTCGTTGTTGAAAGAATTCAGATGCTCCTATTTTATTTTTTAATTGTAATTTATTTCCAGGAAGTAATTTCTCTGCTTCTAAAGCATCTTTTACAAATATATTTTCAATACAATATTTACATGTATGATCATATTCATGCGTTTTTAAATGATCTATTTTCTTTTTTTGTGAAGATATTAAACTTGTTAATGTACTTATTTCATTTGATACTATATCTTTTTTATTAATAATTTCTGATAATTCACTTGATATTTTTTTAAATTGATTTTTATTAATTGTATTTTGATATGATGATATATTAGATTTTATAGTATTAATTTTATCTTCTAATATTAATGTATTTGAATTTATTTTTTCAATGTCTTTTATTAATATAGATTCTTCATTTTCTAATTTTTTTATAGAAGGTCCGTCATATGATATAGGTTGTTTTGTTTCAATTAATTCTACAATTTTATTTTGTAAGTCATTTCTAGATTCTTGTAAATTGGTATCATTTTTTTCTAATTCAATAATTTTATCCTGATTTTTTAAAATTATATCATCCGAATCTCGTATAATTAAACCAAAATCAGTTTTCTTATATTCTTTTAATTTACCAGAAGTTTCTTTTATTTCTTCTGATGCTAAATGATATAACTGCTCAAATACAGTAGTATCTAAAAATTGTGATAATAAATCTTTTCTTTCACGTTGAGATTTTTCTATAAAATTATTATTGTCTGCTTGTAATGAAAATGCAGTTAAAATAAAATCATCATATGTTCCTAAATATCTTCTAATACTTTTATTTGTATCACTTCTTTCTTCGCCATTTAAATTTTGATCTTCATTATAAAAATTAACATTTACTTTTACATGACCATGTTTTAATGTTATTCCTTCTCGTTCAATAGTATATAACTTATTATTTAACATGAACTTAAATACACCTTTAAATCCAGATTTTTTATTATTTAAAACTTCTTTTGATTTACTTGTTTTACTACATTTATCAAATATTGTATATGTTATTGCATCTAATAAAGAAGATTTACCAGATGCATTTGCTGCAAATAAACCTATAACATCTGACAATTTTGAAAAATCTACTTTATTATTTTCTCCATATGAAAACATATTATTAAATTCGAATGAAACTGGATGCCATGTTACATTTCTTACTGATTCTAAAACTGGCAGTTTTGAATTAATTGTTCTATTAATATGTCGTATAGCATCTAATTCTTTTTTATCTGCTTCAGGATAATTATCTTCAATAAATGTTGTTATTAAATTATTTTGTTGTTCTACATCTCTAACATTACCAATTGCAATCGATCCATTTTGGTTATTATCAATATGATTTGCAGATCGTTGTATAGATATATCTTGAACTTTATATTTTTTTCTAATAGTTGCAATTAATTTTTTAATATCAGCTGCATCAGTATCATTAAATTTAATTCGTACTCTAGGTTTATTAGGAACACGTTTAGGAGAATTAATAATTTTACCGTTATCTACCTCAAAGGTTACATATCCATATTTATTTTCTATTTCAATAAATTCTGAACAGCGATCTGGTAAATCCCATACTAATATGCCGTGATTAAGTGCTTCTCCATGATTTTGTTGTATTAATGATCCAGGATATCCAATTGTTTTTTCTTTGTTTAAGAATTGTGCAGGCTTATGTATATCACCTAATAATGTTAAATCATGTCCTTCAAATAAATCTATTGTAACATGATCATTTGATATTTGAAATCCAATATCTGTTTTTGCGTTATGTACAGCTCCGTGATGTAATGCTATTTTATAATGAGCATCGAAGTCTTTAGCTTGAATATAGTCTTTTGGAGCTACGTCAACAGCCATATGATTAAATACAACGTTTGCAAATTTAAATAACCCATTTTCTTTTATAAAGTATATATTTGTATTATCAATAACATCCAATATTGGCGATATAGCATCTAATCTATATAAATTATTTAAATTCATATCGTGATTACCTAATATTACAATTGTTGGTATATGAAATCCATTAAAAAATTTTGTTAGCATGTTAATTAATTCTGGCGACATATCTAATTTAGAATGTACTATATCTCCAGTTACTACACAAATACTTTGATCCGTTGCATGTTGAGCAATATGTAAAAATAATGTATCAAATACTTCTTGATATTCTTTGTGTCGTTTTAATGTCCTAATATGAATATCAGATATATGAAATATTTTATCAATTGATTGAATATTTGTTTTTAGTGTTTTTATTTCCATAATGAGTTTATTTCCAGTGTCATCATTTCTTCAAATGAAAACTTGTAAGTATCTTGAATTTTTTCAGTAATTTTTTTGTATCCTAATTCGTTAGGATCTTCTGTTTCTAATTTTATAAAATAAACATTTAATCCTTCTGCCATAAATGTTTTTGCTATATCCATTGCGTTTTTAAATGCATCTTGATCTAAACATATGTAAATATCTTTAACATGTTCTTCTATAATTTTTATTTGTAACATTGGATTAATTATTTTACCAAATAGTGGAATTGCATTTCTTTTAATTGTGATTGCATCAAATGCGCCTTCACATAATATAATAGGTTCATTCCAATTAATTAACATTTCAAATCCAATAATGTCTTTTGATATTTTAGGATTTTTATGTTTATATGGATCATTTTT